GTCAAAAATGAACATCGTTGATAACCGGAAGCGTGTCTTAAAGTCGTTTGACCTTCTCGACGCTTTGGCTGGTGAGAGAGACACCATTGTGCTCGCTCAAAGGGAGAGCGAGTACGATGCTCCCCCTTCCTCCCCCCCCCGACCTGATGGTTGGAGGTGGGTTGTGAAGGAACTCAAGGAGCTTGGTCTGGTACCAAGCTCATGGCGGGTCCCATTCCAGTTTCTGGAATGGAACCTGCCCGCGCGGCTCCCTCACGAATGTTGGAAGAACGTTCGGGCCAGTGCCAGCACCGCCTGGCGTGCAATCTTTCGATATGCACGCCTGAGTGGTGGCAAGCCGGATGATTGGAACCACACAGTAAGAGAAAATTTTGTTGGGACTTGGTCCCTCCTGTGTGCATTCGGTCTTGAGATTCCATGGATGAAGTTCCAACTTGCAGCTGGATTCAGTTACGCCCTCGGACAGGAGATGCCCATTCTTCCTCGTTGGTTGTCAATCAACGAGAAACCGGGTTTCTTCCTGACCGGGGGCGGTTACTTGTTCCTACGCTCACTCTATCGAAGGAGGAGCCTGGGACAGCTGCAGGGGCTTTTGCAGTTGAAGAAGGCGATGCCACTTCCTGGTGCGCATTACCTTCGGACTGCCTTGGTGGAACATTCGAGGGTCCTTTCGGTCCCATCCGGTTTTCCGGAGAAGGCCTGGGAAGACCTGTTCCAACCACCCATTGTGGGTGATTGGGCAGATCTTTCCGAGGATCCGAAGTTTGTTCTTCCGAGTGGCCTCTCTAGGCCCCATCTTTTTGGGGCTCGTGAGCTGATTAAGTCCTCCATCACACGGATTGTGAAGGAGGCTTTCTCTGACTTCAACCCAGGCACAAAGGTCTTTGACCCGTCGTGTTCTGGGCACTTTGGTGCGCCTCGTTCTGTTGGCGGAGGTCGTGATGAGATCTTGACTCTTGGCAGGAGTGTTCCATGCCAGGAGCGAGATGTCTCTCACATCTTCGTGCCAGCAAGCATCCCTTTGGGGTTGCCTGATTCTCCACTCCGACGTTCTTGGAATGTGGAGGATGACGAGCTGGAAGCTTCCTCTTCCGGGTTCTGGGAGTCATTTTGGTCTACTGTTGAGCGCATTGTCGCTCGCGAACAGAATGATGTAACTCCAGTCGCGTTGCCTGAACCATTGAAAGTTCGTATCGTTACCGGTGGTCCTCGTTACAGGTATTTTGTCCTGACTCAGCTTCAGAAGCGGTTGTGGTCCACATTGCGGGACTACGCTCCTTTTGAGTTGATAGGCAAACCTTGTGACGAGGATTCACTGAAGTCGATCGACCATGCAGAAGTGGACGTCTGGGTCTCCGGCGATTACCGAGCGGCAACGGACTTGATCTCTAGTGAGCTTTCGAAGCACACTACTCATGAGATCAGTACGGCCCTAGTGGTACCGGATACTCTTCGGCGGTTATTCTGCGAGGGGCTGTGTGGTGCGACCATCCACGGTCCTTCTGGTTCAGTGTGTCAGATAAATGGTCAGCTCATGGGGTCTCCAGTGTCCTTCCCTGTCCTCTGCATCATTAATCTCGCTTGTCTTCATGCTGCGTGGGAGTTCTACCAGCACGAGATGGGTAAGACGAAGTTTCGGATCAAGCCCTCCCGGGTCCCGTGTAAAGTCAATGGTGACGACATAGTCTTTGGATGCCCACATGATTTTGTTGATCTGTGGAAGGTGTTTGTCACAGCAGCCGAACTTGAGCTGTCTGTTGGCAAAAACTATGTATCCGAAGATTGGGTCGTCATCAATTCGACTCTTTACGGGGTTTCGGGTTCTTTCGAGGAGGGTTCCCGTCGGTTCAAGGAGATACCGTACGTGAATCTTGGTCTCTTGGGTCCTGAGATTGCGATTGATGCAAAATTCCAGCGGGTTGTTTCAAGCTGGCGAGGTGAGAACTGTCCTTTGGACAGTCTTGGGGCTCTCCGTGCTTCGGCACATGAGCTCGTAAGGGGACACGATGACTCAATCTCCTCACAACTGATGACTTGGTTCATCACTGACAACAAGAAGGCACTTTCATCGGTGCCCAATGGTATGTCGTGGTGGACTAGTCCGAACTTGGGTGGGGTGGGTCTCCCATGGATCCCTGGTCGATCCCGGTGGACGGATCGCCAGTACGCTTTTGCGTGTTGGTTGTATCAGGATCTCTATGGTGAGGCACCTCTCTTTTGTCTGGACCTTGTGTCCGTGGCGCCGCAAGATCGATCGTATCGGTCGCGTGCGCCCGTTGTGGAATCGGAGCCAGAATTGCGGTTTGCAGATGAGCCTAGTGACCTTTCAGGGTCGCTGCTCGCAGATTGCATCTGGTATGATTGGGAAGTCGTCCTTGGGGAAGATCGAAAGATCTCCTTTAGGAACTGGAGAGAAACATGGCACTGGTTTGAGAGGAACGTGAGATGCCCCCTTCTTGGGCATCCACGTTGGGTCATTTGTGCAGCTAATGGACTTCGGCTGCACGTCGAACGCACCACAGTGACCCCAGGCCAGTCTGGAGATGCTTGGGCAATTTTGCTCAAGTGTCTCTCAGACGAGCGCGTGAGTACACCAGCCACAAACTTTCTTGACTTGGACTGATTCAGATCCAAGCTTCGATAGTCGGCAGTTGGTAGACTGTTGTGTCGAAGGGCGTGG